ATGACTCTAATAAGGTCAATAATTCAGTAGTGTATTTTGATTCAACTAGTGGTACATTTAAGGCAGATCAAACACGCACTGTCGAAAATTTAGTAGACGGAGGAAACTTCTAAAATGGCAAACACCTTAAGGATTAAAAGATCTACTGGATCGTCAGCACCAACTTCATTAGCTAATGCAGAATTAGCTTTTACTGAAGGAACTGAAACCCTGTTTATTGGTAAAGGTACTGGAGGTGCTGGAGGATCAGCGACCAGCGTTATAAAAATAGGTGGTAAAGGTGGTTTCTTTGATAAAGATACAGTTCAAAATGCTAATAAAGTTTTATCTGGACCTACCACAGGAAGTGATGCTGCTCCTACATTTAGAGCTTTAGTTTCAGATGATATACCCTCTCTTGCTCATACGAAAATCAGTGACTTCGATGCTGGAGTAAGAACAAACACCTTGTCTCAGATGGCTGCTCCTACTGGTGCAGTTTCAATGAACTCACAGAAAATTACAGGGTTGGCAGATCCTACTGGTGATAATGATGCAGCAAATAAAGGCTATGTAGATGGAGTCGCTCAAGGTTTAGATGTTAAAGATTCTGTGGTTGCCACAACTACTGCGAATGGTACGTTAGCTAGTGCGTTTGCCAATGGTCAGTCAATTGATGGTGTGACTTTACAAACTGGTGATCGAATATTAATTAAAAACCAGACTACCGCTTCACAGAATGGTATTTATAACGTAAATGCTTCTGGAGCACCATCTCGTACCACAGATATGGCTACGGGTGCTAATGCTGCTGGTGCTTTCGTTTTTGTAGAACAAGGAACAATAAATGCAGAGAATGGTTTTACTTGTACTTCTGATACAGGATCTGCTGTTGTTGGAACGAATAACCTAACATTTGCACAGTTCTCTGGAGCAGGACAGGTAATAGCAGGAGATGGCTTAGATAAATCTGGTAATACTTTGTCTGTTGATCTGAAGGCTAATGGTGGTCTTGTAATCGAGTCCACAGAGATAGCTGTAAAACTTGATGCAAGTTCTATCACAGGAACGCTTGCTATCGGAGATGGAGGTACAGGTGCTACTTCTGCCACTGCTGCGTTGACTAATCTTGGCTTTTCTAACTATGGAAAGACATTGATAGATGATGCGGACGCTGCTGCTGCTCGTACCACATTAGGACTTGGCAGTATTGCTACTCAGGCTGCTAACTCTGTTGCAATAACAGGTGGTTCGATCACAAACCTAACAACATTTGATGGTATAACCATAGATGGCGGTAGCTACTAATCTATAGGAGGTTATAGCTCATGGCTAATGTAATTAA